TCTTTGATGGTCTTGCTGCCCGCGTAGAACTTATTCCCTGCCAGCACATTGCCCTCGGTGGCGGTGGCAAGTGCCAGCTTGGATGTGCTGAGGCCACCGCCGCCGTTAAAATTTAGCTGCGTCCCATCGTAGAAAAACAGCACCCATCTGCCCTTGACGATGGTGTCTCCGTCCACTGCGTCTGCGCCACAGTAGGCCGGAACCGCTGCGCCGTTGACCGTGAAGCTGTCGCCCGCTGCCCAGGATGCGGGAATCTTGCACCGGCCTGCCGCGCCGGTGCCCTTCAGGGCATAGACCTTGCCCGTCTTCGTGCAGCTGTATGGCTGCACGGTCACCTCTCCGCCGCCTGCGCCTGTGGGGTCCATTTCGGTGAATCCCGCCGCCACGCGGCGCTCCAGGTCGTTCATCGTGTCCGCATCGAAGGCATCGCCATCCTCCATGATGATGCCCTCGGAGCGGGAGACGTCGTACTCGCCATCGTTGCCAGTCGGGGTCAGCTTGCGCCGAGAGGGGTGTTCGCTCTGGCGATTGACCCATACTTTTCTTTCGTACATCAGATCACTCCAATCGTCTGTCCGGCGCAGATTTCGCCGGTGTAGCTGTGTTGTGCGTTTCTGCGCCAGAGCTCGTACATCGACCACTGCACCTGCTCCATCGTATTGATGTCGCTGTACAGGGTGCTGGGCGTCTCGGGCAGAGCCGGTGTTCCCGGCAGGGTGTAGTAGGCATCGCGCAGGGTCTGGATGTTTTGCAGGATGCGTTCCATCTCGCTGCGCGTCAGCAGGTCGGTCGGGACCCATGTCTTGGTCTGGATTTTAGGCCCTAGGAGTTCTGCCAGATAAGCGGAGTTGCCCTCCAGCCGATTCAGCAGTGCCGCGTTGATATAGCACTTATCCGCGCCTGCGGACACATCCGCTTTGGTGCGGTCGTAGATTGGTTGCTGCCACATCAGATCAGGTTCCTTTCTCCGGCACGGATTTCACCCGCGTAGGCGGCTGCGTTGCTGGTAAGTCTACGCCCGATGACCTTGGCGTCTGCCAAAAAGCCACCGGTCAAATCAAATTCGAGCTTTGTGAGCATCCCTCGCACCATTTCGCCGCCGAAGCTCTGAATGATGAGCCTGTCGGCCAGCTTTTCATCGCCGGCGACCATGGAAAAGTTCTGCTCGTATCGCTGTGCGTAATGCTCCAGCACCCGTACTGCCACGGCCTCTGCGCGGCTTGGGTCTACCAGCGTGGCGTCTGTCACGGTCAGCTCGTTGTCCTGCACATTGGGCGGCAGGTTCGCCGCTGTGCGCTTCAGGACGACCGTGCTGTCGGCGTATTTGCGGCCCGTGACACAGACCTCGCCCGCTTCTGCGACTGTCAGGGTGCAGAGGTTGACGCCGCTCTCGGTGAGCTCTGCGCCCGTGACGGTCAGGCTGCCCACGACTGCCGGGGCGTTGAAGGTCACCCGGTAGGTGCCCGGGTCAAGGGTGTCTCTGTACAGTTCCTCGGTGGATTCTCCCGGCAGGTATCGGTGGGCGGTCACCGCCACAGCTGTAATCAGCGGATTGAGCGTTACCTTGCTGCCGTCCTGCAGCTTTCTGTCGTAGGTAATCATGCCGCTGGCCTTGGACGGCGCAGGGGCAATGCGTATAAGCTCGCCTCGGCTGCAATCGACCACAGCGCCTATGGCAAATGCGAGCTGCTGCAGGGCCTCTCTGCGCGTCCCTGCGGCGATGTACCCCTGCACTCGCTCTGCGGCCAGACTCTCGTCCAAGGTGTAACTGTATCCTGTCAGGATCGCCGCTGCGAGCTCTGCTGCGGTGGTGTTGTAGATGCCCCCATCGAACGGTGAACCGTCCAGCAGGCCTATGGCATCGACGGCAGAGAAGTCCGCCAGCGTATCACCGCTGTTGCTCCAGTCCGAGAGGTAAAATGTGCCCATGCAATAACTCACGCTGCTTGTGCTGCGTGCGTCCTGCTTTACATCCTCCCAGATCGTGAATTTCTGCTTGTGCTGCAGAACGTCAAAGTAGCCCTCGGGATTCAAGATGGAAAAGCGGCCCTCTTTGTTGTACAGCGATACATTCAACGTATTGATGCTGATCTCGGAGCTGATGGGGTCGCATTCCTCCAGAACATGGGCCTCCACGATTTCGTGACCGCTAAAATGCAGGTAGACACCGTAATCAATGCCCGCCAGCTTGAGGTATCGCCCGGGCCGGTTTGTTTCAAGAAAATAAATGCGAATGCGGCGGTAATTCTCTATCTTCTTGGCGCAGTAATAATCCACCGCGTTCGGTTGAAAGAGCGCCGTAGAGATAAGTCCTCCGTCTTGGCTGAACCACTGGATTTTGACGCGGCTGGCCCAGTCCTCTGTTGGGCTGTAAAAGTGCAGCGTGAGGCCGCTGCTGCTGTGGTCTTGCGTGAAGGTGATGTCCAGCACAGGCGGGTCGGCAAACACGCCGCTCTTGTCGCTCTGCGTGGCGCTCCACAGCCCCCAGAAGTACTGCTCGGGAACCTCCGGGAAGAAGGAGAAACTGCCATCCATGAGCCACTGCTCGCTCTCCAGTGTGCCGTATTTGTTTTGACTCGGCACGCTTTCCAGCAACAGGTCACGGCCCAGATTGCAGAAAGGCTTTGAGGTCGTGCAACTCGGGGCGCTGTCGCCTCTGGCGGTGACATCGTAAAGGCCGAACTCCACGCGCGTATTGGTTCTCATCGGGGCAGGCCCTCCTTAAAATCTGGCGGGGGTCTTGGCGATGAAGTTGATCGTCAGCCCTTTCCAGTAATTGGCTTTTCCTCGCTGCAGGAGAAGCTCGTCGCCGATGTTGGAGAAATATGCCATAAAGGTGTAGTCTCCGTCCGTGCCCGGGACCGTGACCGTGTGGAACTCCTCCGGCTCGGTGATTTTGTCCCAAAACCGAGAATACTCCGCACGGTCAATGCCCGGCGCAATGGTCAGCTTGTAGTTGAAATACACGCCGATCAACTCTCGCTTGAGGTCGCCGTTTTCGGTGCGCTTGGCGTGCTTGTCCAGAAAGTCAGCAGTGCGCTTGCAGCTGAGGACATCGACTTTGAATTTCTCGCCATCAATAATCAACATCAGTACACACCTCCAGTGACCAGCTTGGCTCCGCGCCGGTTCTCCTCTTTGTCGATATAGGGCTTGAGCACCCGAGCCAGTTGGGCGAGGTCTCCGGCGAAGCGGATCGTGATGTCCTGCTGCCCTGTGTAGGCTTCCATAACCTCTGCGAGGGCCTGCTGAATGGTTGCCAGCGGTGCCTCGATGTTGGTGCCGTTGGTCTGGTCACCCAGCACTGCAAGGAATTCATGGTTTGCCGGAATGACTGCGCCCTGTGCCAGATAGGGGATTTGCGGCGCGGTGATGGGGTCGATGTTGAAGCCGACCCGTTCTACGCCGAGCTTGTCCTGCGCCCATTCTGGAACGTCGAAGCCAAAGCCGTTCAAGACGCTAATGACTCCGTTCACACCGCCAACAATGGCCGAGATCATGCTGTTAACCAGACCGATGATGCCGTTGATGGCCGTCTCGATTGTATCCGTGATGCCTTCCCAGATGTCAGACACAAAGTCCGAGACAGCGGTCCACGCATCGTTCCAGCCCTGCTGGATGTCGGCTGCTGCGCTGTCCAGTGCGGTGCCGATGTTTGTCCAGAAATCGTTCCAGCCCTGAGTAATATCCTCCCACAGCTGCATGCCGATCAGCTTGACAGTTAGCCACAAGCCATTCCAGATTTCCTTGACTTTTTCACCGGCGCTATGGACTTTTTCTTGCAAATTGTCCAGAGTTTCGCCGAGCTTTTGCTTGATTTCATCCCAATGCGCAACAAGGCAGGCAATGACGGCAGCGCCTAAAATAAGCAGTACCGCTATAATCGTTGCGGGCCATAGGCCGATTGCTGAAACGATGGCCGTAATCAAAGCCGTCAGGCCGCTGAGAATAGTTGGTAGCATTGTGCCGACAATCCAACCTGCAATTTTGCCAAGAAGCTGAACACCCATAATCCAGACCTGTTTTGACAATTCTGCTAAAACAGAATCGATGACAAATCCGCCAATAATAGGAAGTAGACTTGCCCCGATGATTGTCATTAGCATGGGCCAGAGATTATTTATGATTTCTCCGAGCTGAGACAAAATGCCAGCCCAATCAACAGCATCAATGCACTCCATGATTTTTTGGCCGACAGCGCCCCAATCGACTTGATCAAGGATGCCATTGATAGCTTGCAGTACATCTATCGCGAGTGTACCCATCGCGGAAAAAAGCCCGACCCAGTCTATGGCGCTTACCATCGAGACGATGTTCTGGCCCAGAGCCGTCCAATCGGTGCCCTGCACCGTTGCGATGAGCGTGTGCAAAAGGCCGACAACGAATCCGCTAAGCCCCAGACCCGCCTCCATCCATGGAATGTTTGCGATGGCCGAATTGATGCAAGCTGCGATAGAATTTCCAAGGTCTGCCCAGCCTGTGTAGGTCTGGACGAAGCTGTAAAGCGTGAGGATCGCTGCCCGCATTCCGTCCGTCAAGACTCGCCCGAGCAGGGGCCAGTCGAGTTCTGCCACCGCAGTGGTGAGCCCTCTCGCGAGTCCTGCGCCCAAGCTGTCCCAGTGAATGCCCTGCATGAGCGTATCCGCAAAGATGAGTGCCGTGTTCAAGCCCTGCGCTACAGTATGACCGATGGCCTCCCACAATCCAGGCACTTCAATAAAGCCGTTGATGCAGTTGGCGATGTTGGTCGCCCATGCTCTGGCTTTGTCCTGAATATCGGGCCACGGGATTGCGTTCAGGCTATCGCGCAGCTTCTCGCCAATCAGCTGGCCGACTCCGTACCAATCGCCATCTTTGATGGCCTGCAGGATTTCGTCAAGAAACGGGTTGTCTGTGTTAAAGTCGTAGTTCGGGGTGATGGCTCCCGCACCGCCGCCGCTGTTTTTATCCAGCACGTCCAGTTCATCGAACTTCGCCAGTGCGCCGTCCGCTGCGCTGCCTGCCGATTTTGCAGCCTTGGCATACTTGCCCATCGCTTTGGCCGCGCTCTTGCTTGCCCCTATGGACTTGCCGGTCAGGAAAGACACAAGCTGGGCGATGTAGTAAAAGGCGGTTGCTGCTGCGTTGGCTATGGCCGTGAGAGCCGGAAGGAGCGCCTGAAGCAGCGGTGCAGCTGCGGTGGATGCCGCGCCCTGCAGGTTGCCGAGTGCGGCTCTCAGCGTGGCCGAGGAGAGCGCGGCAGAGCCCATCCATTCGGTGGTCTTCCGCAGTCCTGCGGAGATCAGGTTGAACACCAAGGCTCCGGAGACGATGCTCATAAGGCGGTTGCGGAAGCTGGCGAGATTCTTGCTGCTCTGGGTGAGCTTGGCTCGCAAGCCGTCTACGGCCCGTTGAAGGGTATCAAAGACACGCGCTCCGAGACCTCCGACCGTGCGCAGGGCATTGTTGAGGGTACCAGACAGCGCTTTGTTTAATCCGGTGATTCTGCCGGAAAGTAGTCCAGCAGAACTAGATGAACCGGGCACGGAACTTCCTTTAGGCGACTTAGCGGCTGCGCGTTCACGTGCAGCCCTGTTCTCCGCGGCCTGGGCGGCCTTATCCTGGGCGTTCACGGCCTTCTTGGTATCTGCTACGATGCGCTCCGCATGTTGTGTAGCCGATTCGTCTACAGTACCGTACGCTTTATTTTGCCGATTCTCGATTTTGGCAAAAGATGATTCTATGGCATCGGCTTGTTTGTTAAAATAGGCCTGCATATCATCTTCGCCGCTAAGATGCTGAATTAGACTTTTTTGCTGATTTACGACATCGTTTTCTTGATTTAGCTGTGCGGTAAGCGCTGCATGACGCTTTTGCAAGCCAGAAATAGCATCGCCTTGTGCATTGTAATCTGATTCAATCTCAGCAACTTTGGCATCTTGCTTTTCAAGATCATCGAGGAGTTTTTGGTTTTGATTCAGGAGAGAGGTTTCCCCCTCCATGCGAGATTTAAGAACATCTTGCACTTTTGAATCACTCAGGCCGGGGTAATCCGATTTAATATCAGCAAGATGGGATTTTTTGACATTTTCTAGCTGTGCGTTCACCTTTTCAAGAGCAACGGCAGTATCATCAGCGTTTTGGCGGGCTTGATTTAAGCTGTCGCCTAATGCGCTACGCTTTGTTTGCGCAGAATTTAACTGCTTATCTAAATCACCAATCTGCTTTGATGTGCTCTTGACCTTTGCCTGTAACGCTTTTAAGTCGGATTCTGCGCCCTTTTTGTTCAGGCGGGCATCTATTGTGATTGACCCATCTGCCATTGAATCAACCTCCTCTCTTTGACTTTGTTAGAGTTGGATTATGAATTGAGTAACGCAAGCAACCGCTCTTTTTCTGCCCTATTCTCCGCGCTTTCAGGAGCGTGGATTCTGATGATTCGATCGTTCTCTTTGGCAAATTCCTGTTCGCTCTTGTCAAGTTTTTTTCCGTGAGCCCTTTTATATCGAATACTTACGACTTGAGCAAATAGCCCATCTCCAATACCGTAGAAAGCTCCGAGAAACTCCCACCAATGCAAGTACTCACATCGGCGGCAACTGTACCCCAGTACTTTATCAACAGCGGGTGCGATTAAGGCTGCATCTTGTTCCCAATCTACAATTCGAGGACGTGGAATTGTAGAGTCTTCGGGTTGTCCGCCATTGATAAACAAAAACGCTGCCCGTAACGCAGCATTTGCGTCGGGCAGCGCTTGCCATTTTGGGTATAGAATTTCAAGGCAGGCAGCGTACTGTTCCTGTTGAGTCATTTCCGGGTCTGCTAACGCCGCAAGGGCATCAAGTACAGCTCGGAAATCAGATCGGATGGCAAAATTCTGACCATCTACATCTACGGTTGTGGGCAGTTCCCAAGCGCTCACGCCTTCTGGCCGGGGGCCAGGCCCTTGGCCGTGTTCGTGTAGGCACCAGCGTGTTTCTGCACACGCTTCTGGCTGGCTCTGACGGCGCTGCCGACCGCGTCCTCAATAATGGGGACTGCCGCCTGGAGGGCTTTCTCGAAGACCATGGTGCCGTCAGGGAGCAGCGCCAGGGCAGAAACCCCTTTGAAAAACACCGAGGAAGCATCGCTACCGAAGATGTAGTTGATCTGCTCCCGGATGAGCTTGTCCGCCTCGATGATCTGGTCTACGCTCGCGTCTGCTGCCAGCCCATCGGCCAGCTGCTGAATGGCGCGGCGGGCCTCCTCCAGTCGTGCCGCGATACCAATGTCCGCAGGGTTGACATAAAGCGTGCCCAGCAGGGTGCCATCGATGTCTTTGACCTCGTAGCTTTTAAGGCCTCTGTCGATTTTCAGTTCCATTGTACACCTCCGTTATGCTTAGGCCTCGGTGAAGGCCTTCGTGCTCGGGTTGAATGTACCCGTGGTCTTCGCGCCAGTGTAGTGAATATTGAACGGGATCTGGTAACCAGTGGTGTCGCCGCCGTAGCTAGAGACCTCGATGTAGCACTCCTCGCGCACAGCGGGGAAAGCGCCGGATGCCTCCTCGTTCCAGAGCTTGACCTCAACAATGTCGGTTTTGAGGTCGTCAAGAACCATGTTTCCATCAATGATGGCCTGCAGCTTTTCAAACAGGGGGTCGCCCTTTTCGGCGTAGTAGGGGCTGACTTCGCCCTGCTTCTGGTAGCTGTCGATCGTCACGGACGTGTTACCGAGAATGTTTTGCTTTTTCTCGACATTGGCACTCAACTCGGGGGAATACTCCTCCAAATCTTTGCCAAGGCGTACATACTCGGCGGTGCCCTCACTGTCGTTTGCAAAATGGGCATTCAGATAGTGCGCCATGTATTTGCGTTCGATCTTCATAGTCAGTTTCTCCTATATGTGATTTGTATCTGAATCTGATATTTTGCGCTATCAACACCAATCTGCGATGGATACGCGGTCAGTGTGGGAACGATAGCGCAAACCCGACCCTCCTCTATGCAGGGGTAGTTTCGGGCATTGTTCTGCTCTACCATCCACGCAATCAAACCCGTATAAAAAGCGAGATTGTCGGAGTTTTGTTTGACATCAGCCCCAAAATTCTCACGCGTAGCAAAAATATAGTTTTGAGTCTGCTTATCATCCAGAACATAATCTCCGAGGATGTTCTCATGGTAGGTCAGAGTGGATGGTGATGCGTAAATGGCGTATTCGGTAGGGTTTTCACCGAGGTAATCAGCACCAAATCGTTTGTTTTTAGACAGCAGCGGGCATTGCCTAAACCACTTCCGGATTCCCTCAGTGCTATTTGATACCTGCGGCATTTTTTGCCTCCCTTACAATGTCATCAATGTGATCGGCTTTCATTCGTTCTGCCCAAAAAGGCCCGGCTAGAGCGTTTTTATCAGTTTTGTACTGAATTGCTCTGCCAGTGGGAGTTTTTCTCTCGCCTGGACGAGAGAAAAATCGTGTAGGCGTTCCACTGTTGTCATCAAAAACGGGAATATTCGGGCCATAAACTTCGCCCATGTACATATAATGCGCATAGGGGCCGGGGTACACGATGATGCCAGAGCCAATGTCAGATGCGGCGTAAGGGCTTTTTGCAAGCATAAATGTGTCCGCAGGAGCGTAATCCATGCACCATCGTATTACCGCGTTATCAATGACTTTTTGGACAATTCCGTGATCTCCAAAGCCATGGTTGGTAAGAACAGTGTTTATGCTATCGAAATCAAACCGCGAATCTACTGACAGTTGCATTAAGCACCTACGACTTTCCAATGCCGCGCCTGCGGAGCACGACGATTGTCTGTAACCTGCAAGATGGTTGCGGCCTCGAAGTAGACATCATGAATGGTTGAGGGACGCAAGCCCTCAGCACCAACGCCCAGAACTACGAGATCGCCAGCAGCCAACGTGAAAGCGGCGGCAGGGTCATCGGTGGTGGCGTACTGCTTAGGGGGCAGATACACCTTGCCGCCGAAATCCGCATCCGTAGGGATACGGATTGTGACCTTGTTTGCCGCTTTCAACCCGGTGCTGTCAACGGTGGTCGCTTCGGAGTTAAACCAGTGAACGCCCCGGATGACGGTGCGCCCATAAACGTCGCAATCCTCCTCTGGGTCGAATCGCCGGTTGTACAGGGTGATGGTGTCATTGCAAAGTTGCATTTTACCTCACTCCTCTATACAGCAGGGGAACGCCGTAATCGTCCAACTCACCATACAGCATATCCGCCGCAATGGCGTTCATCTGCTTGGCTGCGGCATCGGCATCCGGCACATTCCCGTGATTCTCCGTGTAGCCATCCGTGTTAAACGATGTGACTGTGGGTGATGTGACCTGTGCCACGGCACCGACAACGCTTTCCATTTGCGCCAGTACAAAAACGCAGAGTTTGACCGCTCCGGGAATCTCGGCCATGTTCTGGACACGAGAATCCGTCAAGCGATCAATGCGTTTTCTGCAAGCATATTCCAGCGGAGGCCACGCAGCGGCATCAACGGTGCCGCCAAAATCCTTGTACTCGTCAAAGGTGAGGTACATATCGTGTGCCATGTGTAAACCTCCTAAGCGACCTGAGATCAGGCCAGAGAGAGGATGCGGGCGATGGGGATGGCCTTGCGGGCGATGTACTGCTTGCCCTCGGCCTCGTTGGAGTTCACCAGTTCCCAGTTTTCGCCGTCCTCCAGCTCGTCGTCGGTGGGAGACAGGCTCTTCATCTTGGCCTTGGTGAAGTTGATGCCGTAGGGGGCAAAGCACTTGCGCTGACGGCCATAAAGGGTGTCCTCGCCGCCGTTGGTGTGAGGATCACGATCCATCTCGTAAGGCACCTTAGCGCCGCAGTCAGTGTACTCGATAGCACCGTCGCCCAGAACGTAGGTAGTGTAACGGGTCTGAGACACCTTAGCCACGCCTGCGGTGGTCTGGGCGGCAGCGGCCTTGACAGCGCCGGAAACGGTCACGACAGGCAGATTGCCCTCGCCGCCGAAAATCTGCTTGAGGGTAACGACAGCACCAGAAACGGTGACGATGAACTTGCCCTCATACTGGGCAGACAGCACGGTTTTCAGAGCCTGAGCCTCAGCAGCGGCATCGCCGGTCTTGAGGGTCTTGTTGGCGGTGGAGGTGGATGTGGCAAAGGTATAGGTCTGGCCGTCCACGGTGATGGTGTCGCTGTTCACGCCAGCAGTGCTGACAGTGATGGTGTAAACGCCCTGCACCTCCATGGTGGTGACAGTTTCCACGGCGGGCATGGTGTCGTCAACCAGAACAGCGCGGCCATTCAGGGTGCCGATCTGCAGCTCACGCTCGATACCGTCCTTGTCGGTGTACTTCATGTACGCCAGCAGCTTGAGATTTTCGAGGCCAGTTGCAACGGCAGAGTGCATGATAGCGAGGCTGAAAGCGCCCTTGTTATCACCGCAGGCACGCTGCATAGCGGTGTTCAGGGATGTGCCGTCCATCAGGCCCAGAGCGCCCTCGGAGTTGGTCTTGCCGGTGACATCGTAGGTGTGCTCACGGACGAACTTCACGCCCTCAGCATCTTTCATAGCGAAGATGCCGGTCAGAATCTTGATGATGGTGGCCTGATCGACTTCCTCCCAGTATTCACCGATCTGAGATGCGACGTCAGCGAGAGTATCCTCGCCGCCGGTGATGTCGTAGGAGAAGTCGCGCTCAGTCCATGCCTGCGCGCGGCCCACGACAACGCGGGAGTGGGAGAAAGTCTTGGTGGGGTTGCTGGTGATGTTGGTAGAACCGTCATAGTTCTGGGGAACCGCGCCGCTGATGATGCCGCGCAGGGGAATGGTGACGTAGTTGCCACCGACCTGATCGCTCATGGAGTCGGCGATGTCCTGACGCTTTTTGATGGCGCGGGACTTAATCAGCTCGTTGCGGTTCAGGTTGGGAACGCGGTCAACATACTGCTTGAACACGTTACCATTGAAGTTTTTGGAATCAAAGATTGCCATGTGGTTTTGCCTCCTATTGATTTTTTAGGGGTTCGGTTGGTGTAGCTCGATCAGTCGAAATCGGGCACGAAGTTGGGATCGGCATTTGCTGCCGCCATCTGCTCGGACAAACTCAGTTTGTGCGTACCGCCGTCGGGCTTTGCGGGAACCGTGATAGACGGGCCCTTCTTGCCCGGAGCGGGTTCATCAACGACAAAACTGCCGGGGTCGTCGGCCTTGTACTGGGTCAGAAACTCGTCGTAGCCCTGCATCTTGCCGTTCTCGTCCTGCTTAAACTGCTTGGCGATGGCATCCGCGATAAACTGCTTTTTCGCGGCATTGGAGCTGAACTTGACCTCGCCCGCCTTTTCGCGGATGGCAAATTCATACGCCTGTGCAGCGATTTTCTGCTGCCACGCCTTGCCATCATCCTCGCGCTGCTGACGCAGTGCCGCGAGGTCGGACTGAACGGATGCCAGCTTGTCAGCGTCGGTCTGTGCGGCGGTCAACTTGGTCTGCAATTCGGCCATGTCGGTGTCACGCTGCTTGACCTGCCCCTGCAAGTCGGAAATCTGGCCCTGCAAGCCCTTGACCTTGGAATCCATCTTATCGCGGCTGACGTAGGAACCGTCCGCGATGTTGGCGAGTTTCAGGCCCGCCGCGCTGATTTTTTCGGTCAACTGGTCGTAGGTCAGCGCCTCGCCCTCAGAAAACAGATTTTTGAGCAATTCCATAAGATTGTCCTTTCGCCGCGATTGATTTAGCTTATAATCGCGCGGCCACTCCGCGCACGTCGCGCCATCGCATTTATTTCCCTGCAATGCCGGGTATTTATTTATCAGCCAAAACGGCGTGATAACACAGAAAAAGCGCCGTTTCAGGCGCTTACCTTTATGGCCCTAAAGCCATCCACTGCCATGCGGTCACGGCGCTGTGACAGCCCGGATTGCTTGGCAATGAGATTATATCGGGCGCTTAGGGTGTTGATGTGCTGCTGTGCCTCACGGCGCAGGTCATCGTCGCCAGCGGCCCGCGCGGCAATGGCAACGTCTTTCCAGCGGCGGGTATCGGTTTCAATTTTTCGCATCATCTGCGAACACTGATAGAGGGTCAGGCCCTCTTTGTTGCCGATAGTCACGCCTGCATGGTTTGACGTTATCCATGCCGCCAGTTGATGGTCGGAGTATTTGCGCACCGAATATTCGGTGCTGAACGGTGCGGCAAAGTGCCCGCAGTTCCACTCGCCGATAGGGCGCTTGAATCCTGCAAAGTGATGACCGTCCACGTCCACGCAGGCCATGCCCGCCTGCATTTTGGCGTATTCGGCCAGCAGGAAAACATGACCCTGCACCGGCTCATGGTCGGGGGCGCTGTTGAGATGCGCGGACAGCTCCACCGCATCATAGCCCAGCGCCTTGCCGATTTCGTCGGCGCTGTGCTGGGCGATTTGGCAAGCCCCGTCGATGATGTTCTGGCGGGCGGCAGTATCAAGGCGGCGGTGATAGCCGCTTGCGTACTGTACCTGCATCCCTGCCCAGCCTATATCTTTGATGGCCTGCCGCATAGCCGATTTGTAGTCGGTCATGCCGGTGGACACGCTCAAAATGGCCTTATCTATGGCCTGTTGATAGGGCACGGATATGGCCGTAGTGTTGGACAGGTTTTGCAGCGCCCCGGAGGTCTGCGCGGCGATGTTGCGCGTATACTGTATGAGCCGCTGATTCTCCTCACGGGGCAGCGGATGCGCCGCCAGCACGGCCTTAAAGCGCGGGTCAGTGAAGTTGTCCTGCAAGGCGGTGTTGTACACAACGGCCATCTGCTGCTGTGTCAGCCGGGTTGCGGCTTGGAGCTTGCCGGAAATATCGGCGATGTCTGCACCCATTTCCAGCATGATCGCATAGCGGTGTATACTGGTGGGGTTCATCTCGCCTATTTTCTTTATCTGCGCCGCTATTTTCTGGATGAAATACAGATTGACTTCATCCAGATTCGCAATCATTTTGCGAACGGCGGCATCAAGCTCTTTTTGGGTCAGCACGGGTCATCACTCCTCGCCGGGGCCACTCCCAAACGGTGTAGCCGGGTTGTTCCCATCCTGATCGGCACCACCGCCATCATCCGGGGGAACGGTGACATCGCTCTGGTCGGGATTGGGCTGCTGGATAGCCATAGCAGCCTGCATTTCGCTGACCTTTTCCTGCTGGACTTCCTGCAGGGCTTTTTCGGCCTGTGCGCGGGTTTCGCCAAAGAACCACATACGCATCTCGATTTTGCTCATCATGCCGTTATTGAGCATGAGGAGCCGCTGCTGCAACTGGGTTTCGGTATCGGCGATAACGGAATCATCCCAATCGAACGACACCTCATATTCGCCAGCCGGGGCGAGATTGTACAGGTCGGCGTACTTATCCATCGCCCGCACGACCTCGCGCAGCGCCCGCTCAAGGGCCTGCTGGTTGTCGGCGATAGTGGTATAGGTGCGATTGCGAAGGATAGTCAACTCAGTGGCCGTGCGGGCCTCTGTGTTGGCATCGGAGAGGGTGCCACGGGCGAGGCCGGACTGATCTTCAATCTTCATCAAGATTTGGTTCAGACCGGCCACAAGGGAGCTATCGCGCAGGGTCGGGGCGAAAACATGATACGTTTCATCAGTGCCCAGATCGACCGCGCGGAATAGGCGCTCGTTCAGCTTGGGAGTTTCCATAGCCTTTGCGCCGTTACGCATAACGCCGTCAATGGGCCGCAAGGCCATCGGGTCAACGTCGATAGCCATTTCGCCGCCCTCAAACTCCCACAGCAGGCGGCTGTACTGTGTGTCAGCCTCCTTAATGGTGTCCATGCTCTTAGCGAACACTGCCACGCCCATAGGAGAGATCGGATCAACGGTGTTTGCCGATGCCACGCGGAACCAGCCAAAAAGCTGCCCGTCTACGTTGTTGACATAGACCACGGGCTTGAGGTCTTTCCACTGCGGTACTTCCGTCAAGGAAATTTCCTTGCCGAGAGCATCGCGGGAACTGGACTTAAAGGCCCGCTGCGTGATTTTGATTCTATCGCCCTCGACGGTGTGCCGCTCAAGGCGGGCATCGTCGGTCTTGCCCTCCGAGAACATATCACGGAAAACGACATCGGACAGGTCGCTGTCATCGCCGAAAGCAATGGGGTACAAATCCCAATCGGGGGTATAGTCGAAATAGATATGCCCATCACGGACATACGGCTTTATCGTCATACCGCCCGCCGCGCAGCCGATCTCGGTCTTGCTCCTCAGCTGTGTAGCCAGCTTCTCAAACTCCTTGCTCAGAAACTCCGAGCGCGGGTTGGTGATGTCCTCGCCGGTGCTGTCATCCTTGCCCGCCGTGATGCTCCACTTAAATTCAAGCGTGACCTGCCGGGAAATCTCGGACGCGATGAACGCCGGAATGTTGAGGGTTTTGACCTGCTCGTTTTTGTAGACGGGCTTGTCCAGATAGGCCCGGTGCCATGCTTCGAGGGCAATCTGCATCTCCTGCGACAGCGGGGTGTCGATGTTCTCCACCTGCTGAATATTCTGATACGGAATCACTCTGCCTAACACCTGCCTTATCATGGTATAGATACTTGAAAAAATAGACATGGGCTGTACCTCACAGGCCGCGCCGTTTCCAAATCGGATTGAGCGCGTACCGCACACTGTCAATGCTGTGGTTGTCCTTATCGGGGTATTGCCCGGTCAGTTCGTCGTCTTTGGTGCGCTCGTATTCGTATTCGGCAAACTCTCGCGCCGTTTCCGGGCATCGGTTGGGATCAACGACGATTTTCACCAACGATTGCAGCCATTTCATGCTGTACCGCACGGAATCCGGCCCCTTTTCAGTGGGACGGATGGACGCGCCGTAGGCTTTTAAGTCCGCAATGGATTTCGGTTCGGCGCTATCTGCAATAATGAGGTCTTGCGATGTTACGTTCTTTTCTTTCTGCAAGCGCTGCCAGAAAACCTCATTCGGAGTTTTGTTGCAGCGCAGTTCATCGAAAATATAGAGCGTCATCTTCGAGGGGCGATAGCACATCTTGCTCCAATGGTTGGGGTCGGGATACCAGCCCCAGTCGATGCCCTCGTAGATGTAATCAAACGACGCGATTTCGGCGTCGGTGATTTCGCGTAGCTCAAGGTTGCTGAACACCTCGCCGCCCGTGCCCGTGGGGATGCCCAGATACTCATGCTCATAGGCGCGGGGGTTGGTCTGCTGTAGCAGTTCCGCATCATCAAAGAACATCTGGCCGAGCCATTCAGGCGGCACGGTCAGATAAGTGCTGGAATGTACCAGCCTATCAGGACGCTGGACAAGCGCCTCCTGATTCATAAAGTTGTTCAGGGTGATGGGCGGGTTGAACGACATGAAATTCCAAAATTTAGAGCCGCCACGGTTGGTTGACTGCAACACGTTTCGGATTTCTTTCATCCCATCGAACGTGTCCGCTTCTTCAAACCATGTGATGGCGCAGTACCCTTTGGGGAATTTCAACGATTTCAGCTTCATCGGGTCGTCAAGACCGCGAAAGAGAATCGTCTGCCCGGTGCTTTTCCGGGTGATACTCATGGGGGAAACATGACAGATAAATTCGCTGTCAAGGCCTAGCTTGTCAATGGCAAAGACCATCTGGCTGTAAACGGAATCGCGCAGGGTGTTGGCGGTCTTACGGAATATGACCGCATTGCAAGCCTCGTTTCCCGGCTGAACCATAATCAGCGGGATGGCAAAGCCGATAAAGGATGATTTCAGCGAACCGCGCCCGCCCTTGAGGAGATATTGCGAGTGCCGATGGTCGAGAACATCATACAGTAGCTCATCATAGTTGGGCGCGATGACATCTTCGATGTAAACATCAGGCATTAGAAACCGCCTCCCCATCGGCGGGGGTCGTGATGGGTGTAGCCGCGTTTGCCTGATCGGCGTCAGCTTGCTCCACTGCCGGGACATCGCCCTCGGTCACGGGGGTGGGCCTCTCACCGCGTATCAGGTGGATGCGCACCGCATTAGGGTCGCTGGCGGGTTCAGTCTTGCCGGGGCCGCCTGCGCCCTCTGTGGGCGGCTCAGGCGGGGTGAACTCGTCAACGCCAAACTGGCCGGGGGTGCCCGGTTCCTGCCCTAGAACGCGCAGAATGGCGAACAGGGAGTCGATGTTGCCGTTGATGGCAGATTGGATAAGGGGAATGAGCATCTGCACCATGAGGGTCGTATTCTCAGAGAACACGTCATCATAGCTCGTCAACTCGGCGCTGGCCTTGTAGTGGGCCTTGCCGCCCTTTTTCTTGTGCTGGGGTTTTGTCAGCAGGTTCAGCAGGGCATCCTTTACCAGCTTCTCCTCCCGGCGCTTTTTGGCCGCTGCCTTACCGCCTTTGGAGCGGATGGCGAACGCCTCCTCCGGGGGGAGCTGATTCAGTGGCGGTTTCATCCCGGACGTATTGCGAGGCTTTTTCTGCTTTTTCTCGCCGGTGTCGGCGGGCTTCGCGTCTTGCGGCGCAGGGCTTGCGCTGATCTCCGGCATAGCCTCGGTATTTTCGGGCATCTGCTGCCACCTCCTATCAGTAAAAATAAAAAAGCACCCAGCGCATTTCAGCGCTGAGTGCTAAGGGGTATTCAATTACTTTGCGATGGGATTATTCATCGTCTGCGTCATCTTCGGCATTTGCCTCGGCATCCTCGGCATTGAGAATGGCGAGTGCCTCAGTATCGCCCCGCTCCGTCAGGATGCGACGCTCCATGTTGCGCAGGTCATCAAAAAAGCTACCATCCGTTTCAATAGTTCTCTGCTTTGCCATATCGAATCTCCTCTCAATTCATCGAAATTAGCGGTTGTATGTATAATCCTTTTTGCGGGTGATGAACTCATAGCCAAACTTGGGAGCCGTGCGTCGCCAGTAGTCGTTGAGATAGCCAACGGCCATCTGGCGGGCCATGTGTATGGCGGATTGCTTGCTCTTGCCGTCTTTGAGCGCGTCATCATACGCTTTTGTATAGCGATCAGACAAATAACGCTCGATCTGCTTATAGTCTCGGTTGATCTGGTTGTAAAAAGCTTTAGGCTTTGCACCCTGCCCCTTACGCATGATGTAGTTCATCTCGCCTTGGCCGCTGGCCGTGGCACGGTGTTCCGCCCATTTGGACTCCAGCATGTTTTTGATGTCGGCAAAAGAGAATGTGCCGCCGAAATCTGCCGCGCCTTTGGGGTGTCCGTGCGTGACAGTTGCGCCTTTATAATCCAAAACAGACATCGGGAACGATACGGACGTTGCATTGCCCTTGTACGCCTCGATCAACTTACCGTCTTTGTCAAAAACGAAAAGCTCCTCATGTTTCAGATTGCGGATGCGACGTTCTGCATCCTCAAGGCTCATGTTGCCGAATTTGGAAATATCAAGCGGATGCGGCGAACCGCCGCCCTTGCCCTCTTTACTCAGCCAGTCGATAAAACCGTTGACATTGCCTTTACCGCCTCTGCCGCCCATGTTCAACCTCCATTATAGCGCTATGCGTCGATTTTGTAAATAAAAAAGCGCCGCAATGTCGGTTTTGACGTTTCAGCGCTTAGCGTATTAAATTTGCGAATCAGTCATCCGGGACGCCATCCCGTACATTGCAGGGCTCTTTCTTGCCCTTTACTCGCGCCTTGAGTTTTTCCTGAAATGCTGTAACGTGAAAAATGTTTCCCTCACACCCGGCGGGCACCTTGCCATAGAAGATGATCTGCGCGGGCTGTAAGCGTCGCAGCATCTCATTGTACCCGGCCATGAACAGGTCTGCCGATTCGGGGCTTGCCTGTGTGCCGACACTCGACACGGCCACCGCGCCGCCTATCGGCTCACCGTCAAAGCACCATGCAAAGCTATCCGGCGTACTCCATGAGATGGTCGGAATGACCTTGATGCCGTGGGCCTGCCAATAGGCGCCCAGCCAGTGCTTGCGGTAATGGTTGTAAATCTGGATAATGCGGGGAAAGTCTGTATATGTGCTGAAATCGGGCGTGCATACGGTATCGAACCGCGCCATCATGCCGAGGTAGTTATCGGGATGCGCCCAGATGCGGTTGAACTGGTAATCGTCAACGAAAAAGTGAACGCCATGCTCTGACGGCTCCTCGCACCCTTTGGCGTAGTTGAAACTTATCCAGTTTTCAGCCGTAGTCAATTCAGGCCGCAGGATGGGGATGTCGAACCGCCCAGCGCCGGGGAAAATGCCCTTGTTGAGATTTTCGTAATTGCGCTCTGTGCAGTACACCATAGACCTCCGGGAAAGCAATAAAAATGCGCCGCAGTTGTGACACTGTGGCGCGTAATATAGGGGCAGGTCAACGGCGGCAGTACCGGCGTCGGCCCTCGCGGCGAACCGCGATAATAACCAAAATCAGGCGCGTCATACGGGGAAAGGAGAAAAAGCCCGTTTTGCCGTGGACGCGCCGCGAGGTGAAATGCCCTCAAGCCTCGCATGGTTGCACAGGCTGGAATCGAACCAGCTACTTGCAGGGTATGAACCTGCCGAGCTACCAATGCTCTACTGTGCGATATAATATAGGCCACTGATCGGAAACCGCCAGCGGTGGAACCGCGTGAATGGATTGCAAACCGCAATTTGCCATCACTGGGGAGGTGCAGATCACTTGTGCCGCCGCAATGGCCGGACGGCGGCAATGGCCTAATGGAACCGCATAAGGGCCTTGCACCCTTGCCGTGCTATGGGGATAACACAGCGCCCTTTTCGCTCTAATTGCTGATTGAGCAGCTATGCGGTAAAATGCCCCGGCCCCGTAGGCTACCGGGGTAAAATTTAGTGCAGGGGTCAAGGGCCTGCACAGCGCCGGGCGTGAGAGGCGCACCCAGCGTATAGGGCTTTTGCCACCTCGGCGCAAACACGAACGCCGCCGCGCTTATTCACGCAGCGGCGTTTGATGGAGGTGACAGCGGGGAAAGCACAAACGAGGGAGCGCCCAGAACTCCCTCGCCCTAAACCCGCAAATACATAATACGCGCATGGGGGCGAACAATCAATATTTTACGTTGAATTGTTCGTTTTGTTCGCTTTTTTCTATGCGGTTTTTGCTAAATAGCGCTTGCAGGCCATACGGCAGGCATCGCCGGTGTATCCCGCGCCCACGCTTGCGCCCACCTGCGCCCACGACAGGCCATCCACAAAGCGCAAGTGCATAATGAGCCGCAACTGTGCATCTTCCACGCCGTCAAGGTACGCCGTGATACGGTCACGCTCTGCCATAGCGCGGGCCAGCTTGCCCCTGATCTGCTCTTTCAGCTCGATAATGGCTATCGCGTCACTTTCGACGCTCGACCCTGCACCGCCGCCACCGGGCATCCCGGACATATTCGGCCCACCGGGGGATGTGGCGCGGGCCTCAAGCTCTGCAAGGTGCTGTTTATCACGGTCAATCTCCAAATTCAGCCAATGGAGTTGAGATAATTCTTTCATCGTCATAGTCAGACGGCCTCCTTTGCCGTGATGATTTTTGCTTTTAGTGATTCCAGCAGGTGGTTTTGTTCGGTGACACGGCCCATGACCGTTGCGATGGCATCCTCATCCTGCCCGCCCTGCACGACCAGCGAATGGATGACGACGGGATGCGTCTGCCCTTGTCGGTGTAGCCGCTTGTTCGCCTGCAGATAAACCTCCGCCGAGTACGTCAGCCCAAACCAGATGATGTGATGCCCGCCGTGTTGCAGGTTGAGGCCGTAACAGCAGGACACGGGATGGGCCAGCAGAACGTCCACATCTCCCGCGTTCCATGCGCGTTCATCGTCGGGGTCATTGTATACGCGCACCCGCAGACCCAGCGGCTCAAGGGCGGCGAGGATGCGGGCGAGATCATGCTGAAACCAGTAGAACAGCAAGGCGTGTTGACCGTGCAGACCCTCGATCAGCTCCACCAGCGCGGCCAGCTTGCAGTCATGGACGGGGATGACCTTGCCATCCTCATCGTACACTGCGCCGTTGCAGAGCTGTAACAGCTTGCCCGCCAGCACTCCCGCCGTGCCCGCTGTGATGGTCGATTCGTCCACTTGCAACAGTGCATCCCGCTCCAATCGCTTGTACGCGGCAGCGGCAGGAGCGTCCAGCTTGACTGGTATCTCATCATAGATGCGGTCAGGGAGAGTCAAATAGTCATCACTGGACAGGCTGATGCAAATATCACTGATAGCGGCATAGATGGCATCTGCCGCGCCCCGGCGGGCCTTGTAAGTAAATATCTGCGATCTGCTGCGCTTGTCCGGCTCAAAGTACATATCGCGGTAAACGGAGATCGTGCGGCCCAGACGCTGCCCACTGTCCAGCAAGTAGACCTGCGCCCACAAATCCATCAAGCCGTGCGGCGAGGGGGTGCCGGTCAACTCCACAATGCGCTTGATTTTGGGTCGCATTGACCGCAGGGCCTTAAACCGCTTGGCCTGATGGTTTTTGAACGATGACGATTCATCCAGCACGACCATATCAAACGGCCACGCCTTGCCGTACTCTTTGACGAGCCACTGCACATTGTCCCGATTCGTCACATAGATGTCGGCATCCACTGCCATCGCGGCGCGGCGTTGTGTAGCTGTTCCCAGCACCTCGGAGCAGCGCAGATGCCGCAGATGCTGCCACCCTGAAATTTCGGTGCGCCATGTTGCCTCGGCAACTTTCTTCGGCGCAATGACGAGACATCGCCGAATTTGCCACGCATAATACTTGAGATAGTTAAACGCGGTCAGCGTCATCACGGTTTTACCCATGCCCATGTCTACGAAAAGCCCAGCGGCGGGGTGATCGATGATGTGCTGGATGCAAAACTGCTGATAGGGGTATGGGTGGAACTCTTTACAATCCATCTTGCCGCATGACCTCCTCGCAATGGCTGAGAATCGTCTGCACCTGTTCCGGGGTCGATACCGTGCTGAACACGGTAAAGCCCAGCCGCCGCATCTGATTCTGTACATACGTCTGCCGCATCCGCTCCCGCTTGCCAACCTGTTTAAGCTCCACAAATACGACACGACCTCCCGGCAACAGGATCATCCTATCGGGCACCCCAGATGTGCCGGGGCTTTCAAATTTCAGGCATTGCGCCCCGCCGCCCAATTTCTTCACACCGTCACGCAGCTTGCGCTCGATGACCTTTTCCAATTCCGGCATCCTAATAACCTCCCATCTTTTTCGCGGCATCGCCGCCGCGCTTGTCCACCTGACTGACACACGCGCACGCGCGTATAGACCCGTAAATACGGGGGTATATGCGCTCTCACGCGCGTTATTTTACTTATTTTTATTTTTATTTATTTTAAGTGTCAGAAGTGTCAGTTATAGATATATTGCAACGATACATCGTTAAAATTTAGGCTGACACTTTAACTGACACTTGTATTTTGCGTGTCAGTTGTGTCAGTGCTCTTGTTCACAATTTTTTCATATTTGACTGACACTTCTGACGGTTCTGACACTTGGCATATAAGGAAGTGTCAGCTTTTTGGCCCAAAGTGTCAGTTGATTTTTATACACATTACACCTGTCTGTTGAATCTCCGATAACCGCGCTGCTGCTTGTACGGCCCAAACTTCATGCCCCGGTTAGCCTCCCATCCGGGGGTGCTTGCCAGCACGGCGTTGATTTCGCGGGTGTCTGCCTGCTTGATGTCACGGGGGGCGCCATTGAAAAGTTCGCACCAAACCTCGGCGGCGCAGATGCGGTCACGGGGCATCGTCGAGATGTCCTGCCCTTTACAGGCCCCCGCCCAGTAGTCGCGGCGCTTGTCCAGCGGCCAGTCAAGCCAATTCGTGGGGACATCGCGCTCCACAAAATCACGGATAAGACCCTCGCGGACGGATGCCTCGCGGTGATCTTCCTGCCGTGCGCGGGCCGCGTCTGCCAGATCGCCGGTCAGGAACAGCGGCTCTCCCATCATCCAGCGCATCTTTGCCTCAGCCCAAATCTGATTGATTTCGTCATCGGTCAGATCCCATGCACGGTGAATCAGGTCGCCTTGCCCTACGTCCACGGGCCAGAAGCGGCGGTTGCCCGTGGTATCTTGCAGAAAATCGCTGACGTTGCAGGTGCCGAAAAAGACACAGCAGCGGGGCAGTTCCTTTACATTACGGCCATAGGCGGCGCGGTAGCGGTCATAGCGCAGACTCAAAAACTGCTTGATGCGGGATACATCTGTTTTGCGGAAAGCGTCAAGCTCTGCCACTTCGACCAGCCAAACGCCCTGCAAAAGCTCGGATGCCTCTTTGCCCTCAAATGTGCGGATGCTGTCGTTGTACCAGCCTTTACTCATCCTATCCAGCAGCGTGGACTTGCCGAGGCCCTGCGGCCCGCACAGAATCAGCATATTATCGAACTTGCATCCCGGCTCCATCGCGCGGGCCACAGCACCGACAAACGCCTTGCGGGTGACAGCGCGGGTATAGGGGGAATCGTCAGCACCGAGGTAGTCGATGAACAGGGTATCCAGCCGGGGCACTCCATCCCACGCCAGACCCTTGATGAAATCCTGCACCTCATTAAATGCGTGTGTAGCCGCATGGATGTCCAGCCCCGCGTCGATGGCGTTGCGCTTGGTGATCTTGTATCCCTTTTCCATGTACCAGTACATTGCGCTGATGTCCGAATCAGCCCATGCCCGCCGCTTGAATTTGTCGGGGTCTTTGTCCCACGGCAGGGGATACAGCACCTCGCCGCGCCCGCTGAACTCATTCAACATGAACCGCCCGCACAGGCGGGGGTCATTGTTGAGAATCAGCAGAACATTGTCGATGGTCTGCTTGATTTTGCCGTTTTCATCGCGCTGGATATAACCCAGCCATGCGTTGGGGTCGGCCTGCTGACCATCATCTCCGATGACTTCGCCCTCTATCGGCTCGGCCCCGTCGCCGCTGTTGGGGGCTTGCCGGCCCTGCTGCGGCCCGGTAGCCGCGCCGGGGATGGGGGCAACAGCGCCAAAGTCGGCCTGCAACTGGGCAAACTGCTCTTTGTTGTAGATTGCCTGCACTGCGCTGTCCTGCATCGCCATCTCACACATCGCCTTATAGGACGGAAGTTTGCTGACCGGGGTATTGCCGGGGGCACTTTCGTCCTTATCGCTGTACAGGTGCAGGCGCACGAGATCAAAGGCGTTCACAAGCTGCATAGAGCAGGGGTCGGTGGCGTGATGGCTGTACAGGAATTTGCCGTTATCGTAGATGATAGCGCCGCCCGCCGTGCTACCGCCCGTATAGGTGTACCGCTCCTCACTGCCCATGATGCACGGGGTATAAATACCGGGCAGAAACTTGTCCATCGCCGTGCGGATGTCATAGGCGCGGCAGAACGCGCCCACGATGCCGGACTTTGTCAGCGGGTCGCCCTGCTTGAGTGCCATCTTTTGGTAGTTCGGGGCAGCGCCGGGAACCTGCGGCCACTCGACCATGTTGCGCCAGTCTGTGTAAGTTCCCAGCAGGAACGCCACAGATGCCAGCGGCGCATCCTTGTAACGGAACACATAATCCGAATCCACGCAGGCACTCGGCCAGTACATGAGGCGGCTTGCCTGAAATGTGGTAGGGTCGGCCTTATCAATGCCGATCAGCCACGCCAGCCGCCGCGCCAGAGGCTCGTACTCATCGGGGGTAGCAGTACGGTCAAGGGGGATTACAACGCGCAGGCGGGGCTTATTGGGGCAGTGCTTGCGTGTGGAGTAAATCGCATAGCTGCATCCGATGGCATCCACGCGGCTCACGATTTCATCGGTGCCCCAGCCGGGGATATTATCAAAGTCAAGCGTCACAAGGTCACGCCCGGTCACTGCATTGGCCTTGCGCCGTCCGCCGTTGAGGGAGCCGCCCACGAACCCGCCGACATCCTTTAATGCGTCCTGCTGAGGTTTCGGCAGGTGCATATATGCGTCGAGCGTTTCCGTTGAACGGACGGGATTCCGCAGGCGGTCATACAGCTCTGCCACGGTCATCAGCTGAGGTTTCCAGTTGAGATCGTTTCGGGATGCGCCGGTGGTTATAGTAATTTGTCTATCGAATTGCATGACCGTTTTCCTCGCTTTATCGTTATAATGGGGTTTCTCTGACGGGTGGTTCACGGGTGAACAGCTCAGAGGCGACGGATGATAAGTACCCGGCAATTTCGGATAATTCGATGCCGCCGGTTTTCCACCGCATGAGCGTGTACGTGGATTGCCCCGGTGCATCGGGGGTAGAAGTGCGGGCAATACACACCAGATTTTGAGGATTCTGCTCTGCGATGGTTGTCAACCATGCCGCGATGCCCTTTGTGTACTCGTTGCTGTTTGGGTCGAGGATGACGACGGGATAAACCTCGGCATCCTCTTTTTCGTTTGGTGTAGCCATATCTCTGATTTCCTCCTCACTTGTAGATGTCGCCGCTCTGCTTGTGCCGCAGGGTGATTCGGCCTACGACCTCAAACCCCGCCAGCCCGCAAATGTACTTGACCGTGTGGATAAGCGCGGCGATAGCATCGAACCGTGCCCGGTATTCACTGGTTGCTGCCGCCTCAATGCCCTGATATGCGGTAGGGTCAGCATAGCCCTTGTCGTTATAAAAAGGATTGTTGCGGGAGTTGAACGCAACCAAATCCTCATGGACATTAGTCATTGTAATTCACCGTCCTTGACCATCTTTGAGTATTATTGCGCTGCAGGCAGGGCAATATTGGTAGTTCTCATTTGTTCCATTGCGCAAAACGAATTTTCCTTTGCACGCAGAGCAGCGCCAGACAGTAGAATCCTTGTAGAAACTATCTTCTTTTATCCAGTGTGCCGTAGGCCGCAGGGATTCCGGGTCAACAGTTGGTGTATCATCCACCAATCCGCGCCCATACTCTGCGCCACTTTTATACGCTTGGTACTCGCCGCCTTCATAAGCGCATCCGCTTAGGTCAGACAGGGGCGGTACCTTATCCGCGTCAATCAGCCGCATGGTCGCCCTCCTCTGCACCCAAAGCGGCGCTCTGTGTGGCGGTTTCGGTTTCGTCCAATACGTTTGTTGTCGTGACTGTTTCGCCCTCAGACGGGGCGTCTGTGGGGTTGTCAGCAGGCGTCCAGCCCGTGGCCTGGATCAGCGCGTCATACCGCATCATTTCGTTTACGACCTCGGCCACAGTAGGGGACGGGGCTGCCTTTTCCGGCTCAAAACCGAAATGCTCATTGAGAGCCTGCTTGCGCCAGTATTGAGCCATGCGGACAGCGTGATTTCGTTCATCGGCATGACGATATGCGGTGGTTTTCCAGATGCGGGTTTCCTGCTTGGCGAACTCAAGGCGCATTTTTAGGGATGCGATTTCAGATTCAGCGCTTTTTTTGGTGATGTAGTGCTGAATCGTAGCGCAGACAGTACCCAGCACCAGCAGACCGCCCCAAACAATATCAGTGTTCACAGCTCATCCTCCCAATCCTCAGAGATGCCCTCGTCAAAATCTTCATCTGCCGGTTCAATGAACAGGCAGTGATGCTCATCAATCGGGATGGACGCGCCATCGGGGCAAGCCTCGACCTCTCCCATGGATTGCTCGGAATAAATAACCTCACCATCATCGGGGGACATCTTTTTTGCATCCTCGGCGGATTCGGCATAAGCCATAAAAAAGCCGCTGAACGGTACTTTATACAGACATTTCATTGTTGTTAAACCTCATCTCATCGTTAATATTTTGTTTGCTATCGCGTTTTTCTCGGCGTTTTGCCATGCGGCGGTTATATACTTTCATCTTTGCCCATCCCCGATGATTCTGCGCCCATGCGGCATATCGGTGGCTGAACTCGGATTGATCGGAATATCCCTTGCCGATGTATCCGCGATAGATGCTTTTACGCTTCATCGCCCGCATCCTCAATATGTTTCAGTGTAGCCGTTGCCAGCACGTCCTGCAGCCGGGGATGTCTGCCACAGGATTTGACCTCGGTACAGAATTGGTATTTCGGGTTAATTTCACATTGCGGAACCATCATCGCCGCGATTTCGGGGGATGGGATAGCGATGCAATATTTCATGGCGTTAAACATTGCGCGAATTTCAGACTGCGCCCTACTGCACATTCGCAAATGACTGGCCTCAATCAGCGCCCGCGCGTTCATAGACACATACAGTTCAGTGGGTGCGCCATTGGGCAGAACCATCCGCGCATCCTCTTTTGCCACGCCGTCCTCAATCAAGCGGTCATAGGCGTCCCATGCGTAGTCGTAGGCTTCGGCAATAACGCCGTCCTGATCTTCATCGGTGGACGTAGGGAAAACCGGCTCGGAGCGGCTTTCATCGCAATACCGTTGACTGCGCACGGAAAAGCTGAAATGCCGATGCCTTGTAAGTTGTGCAAGACAAGCGCGGCTGATGCCCTCGATGTGGAACGTGAAGTAGATGTGCTCATATACACTCAGATGCCCGGTTTTGGCGCAATTATGGGCGATTTTGAAATCCCAGAAATCCGGCTTGCTGTCATAGCACACACTCGCAGCCTGCTCAATAACGCGCATGGGGCTGGGCGTTACGCCCATCGGATTATTGACCGTGCCGCACTGTCCGGGGAGAGGGCGGGAACAGGCAATCAGTTCAACTTTCATGGCGCATAGCCTCCTTTTCGATGCAGGCGTTGCCGCCCATCCGCTGGTAAGCGGCAGCTTTTGCGTTATCGGGTACGATTTTCAGCAGTTTGTCATCGCCGCCCAGCGAGAGAAACTTATCTTTGTACCAGTTGGCTTTTGACAATTCCTGCGTTGCACCGTCTTTCAGACCGCAGCGGTATAAGTATTTGTAGCGGCTCAACAGGCAAAAATACCGCACGGCAGCAGTGCCGAACCGCTCCTCCATCTCGACGATGCACTCTTTCTGACCGGGGCGGTTGTAGTGGTCGGGGTGATTCACCATCTCCGGCTCGTCATTCTCCCGATCTCTCCCGAATAACGGCTGTGTAGCTGTTCCGAGCGTTGCCACAATAGCTCCCAGCAGGAAGATGGCAGTGATAAACGCCAGAACTAAAGCGATGACAAAAAGCCCCACGAGAACCTTTGCGATAGATGTCAGAATAATCATTTTTAACTCCTCCTATGGCACAAACAGATCAGGCGGCATAGCCTTATCATCAATGTAGTAATCAGCGCCGATTTTACGCGGGTTGGTGCCGTATGCCCGTTTCAACTCCTCGGTGTTGTCGTTCACTGCGTCAAATTCCAGCCCGTAACAGCGGCAAAACTCCACGGCGCGGGTCAGCATCTCGCCCTCCCGGCACGTCCACAGGATAATCTTTGCACCGAGGCGGCGGCGAGATATGAGTTTGTCAATCAAGGGCAAATTGGGTGCGCCGATTTCAGGGTAGGTGTTTTCGCAGAGAGTGCCGTCAAAGTCAACGGCGTATGTGGTCGGACGGCTCATTTCAGTTTTTGCTCCTCCATGTATGCCGCCCATTGGCGGTCTTTTTCGGCTTTCATCGCCTTATCCATCGCGGTCATCATGCGGCGCACGACCTCAGCGGCGATTTGTAGCTTTTTAGAACCCTCGGCGATGTCCGGGCTGTCAGCCGTCCAGCGGGCGGTCACGACGACGCTGGGCACCGCCCCGGCGTAGTAGAAACAGGCATCCACTGCGTCACAGTAGAGGTAGGAGCGGATGCGCGGGGTGACACGGGCACTACCGAGCATCGTCATGCCACGCTCGGCGAGAGTCTGCGGGGTGGATGTGACGATGCGATCATTGATGTGAGCCTCATGCGCCGCCTCGCGCAGACAGCGCTCCCGAATTTCATCGGTAATTTTCAAGTGCATCATAGTGGCACCTCACTGCAACAGCGAATTAAAAAGGCGCTCGGCGGCTGTTCTGCTGGCGCACTCACGCGGGGCATCGCGTTCATTCATCGCCAGAGCGCCCGCCTGCATCAGCAAATCCATAGCTTTTGCAAGGCGTATATTATAGTAGTTGACATGCATACCGTGGACAATGCGCTGATGGTAAGTGTGCCGCCCGCGCTCGATAAGGTCACGGATGGCCTTTGCTCCGGCGAACATGGCGACACCCGCCCGCCTGTATACGGCCAGTTCACGGGCCATATCAGCCACGATATTGAGGTTTTTCAAATCCTCGGCGCTCTCATTACACCAGAGGACGTCCTCAACTGCGCCGGTCTTTTCGTTGTAGATGACGGAGTATTTACTGTCCCGAATGTCAATCCTCATGGCTGCTCACCTCCCAGAGCTTTTCGTCGTGTAGCCGTTCGTTCCACCGCCGATGCTTTGCGGTCATTGTCCTGCCGACCTCGGCAGGGTCATTCAGGGCGGCGGGCAAAATGCTGATGCACAATTCCACATCTGCGATTTCCTCTTGCAGATTGGCAACGCAATCTGTGTGGGATTTCGGCGTGGGGTTCTCGTTGCGTATCTTGCGGGCCATCTTGAGCGCGGCCTGTGCCAGTTCAGCCGCTTCCTCGGCAAGTTGTTCCAGCAGTGCCGCCGTGCCGATCATTTCCAAAACGTCATCGGGCATCGTCTGTACCTCCCACAATGTCAGCTAGATTGATAATCTCGCCGGGACGCAGATTATTAAAAGCCCCTGTCGGTAGCGGAATGGTGCGCTGACCCTCGCCCTTAAAATAGCGGTGATTCGGATTAGGCTTCGCCTCAATAGGCCAGACGATAGTTTTTGCAAACGGCATCATGGCCTTTGCAAGCGCTATGTCCTGCGCCGTCCAGAAAGAGGGTAACACCCAACCGATAGGGGCACACCCATCGTTGATACGACAGGACTGCCCCTCATCGCCAATGTCAAAAATGCAGTTGACGCACCCAATGCAATCGGCACAGTATCTGGACAGATAATCCGCCGCGCGGCGGGCCTCAGCAGCATTTGTCGTCTGTTCCATGCTTTACTCCTCCTTTGCCATCAAATCCTTACCGCACAGCGGGCAGATTTTGCCGTCCACTTTGATGCCACACACGGGGCAGCGCAGGCGCACGTTGGTGTTGATTTCGTGGCTGTCGGCCTCACTGGCCGCGCCCTCAAGGTTTTTCACGGCCTGCGCGTAGTAGCTGTCTTTCAGTTCGATGCCCAGTCCACGACGACCCATGAAAACGGCCTGATAGGGCACAGAGCCGATGCCCGCGAACGGGTCAAGCACGATGTCGCCGGGATTTGTCCACAGGTCGATGCAACGCTCGATTACATCCAACTGCAACGGGCAGATGTGCTTTTCGTCCTTTTCATCGCGGGCGCTCTTGCGCTGCAAGGTGTTGGACTGCCGCACATCCATCCAGACCGGCGAGGCGTATTTCTGCCACACATCCACTGGAAAAGAATCATGGTCGTGGGGGATAGGCTCAGGGTTTTCACCCGGCTTGCGGAATGTCACCACGTAATCCGGCAGCCCCTGCCTCGACATCGCCGAATCCTTGCGGATCTGTTTGTGTAGCAAGCCGAGGGCTTTCGTGCGCTGCATCTCTGTGACAGGATTTTTCCAGATGCACACCTCCGAATGGAAGATGAACCCGTACTCAATCATCTCGCGGATAATGTCACCGCGAAAATCCTTGATGCCGATAAAGCCGTCACGGGATTTCATGGCGGGCAGATTCATGCAATGGATGGATACCAGCCGCCCCGGCATGATGACCCGGTACAGCTCCGCCACGAGGTAGCCGAAGTGCTGTGCAAACTCCGCACCATCGCTACTGTTGCCCATGTCCCGGTCACTGTTGGAGTAGGTGTACAGACTGGCGAAAGGCGGAGAAAAGATGGAGTAGTGGATGCTGTTATCGGAGATGCCGCGCAGAGTTTCCACGCAATCCCCCTGATACATTGCCCAGCGCTGTGCGCTGTCGATCAACTGATTAAGCACATTCATGTCTAAATTCCTCCCATGCAGGCAGTGTCATAGTCGTTTGCGGTTCATAGGGTGTTGTCAGGCGGCAGGTGCTTTGCAACTGCTTTTTGACGATTTCGCGGGTCTGTTCGCCCATCGCAGCCCGCATCTTATCGCAATCGGCCTGCTTACGCTCAATGTTGGCCTTGACCGCGCCCTCGCGGGCACTGATAACGATGTACACATCCACCGGCTCAGACTGCCCAAAACGCCAGCAGCGCCGCACGGCCTGATAACATTGCTCATAACTGTCGGACAGACCGACAAAAATCATCTTGTGGCAGTTCTGCCAGTTCATGCCGAATCCGGCGATAGAGGGCTTTGTGACAAGCGCCCGGCTAAAACCCATTGAAAAACTAAGCAGGCGAGAGCTTTTCAGCGATGCCTTATCGCTACCCTTGACCTCTACCGCATCGGGGATGCCGTGCGCCAGTGCTTCACTCTCCGAATTGAGGTCGCACCACACGAGCCACTGTTCGCCGGGGTTGCCATTCACCAGATCGGCCGCCGCTTGGCATCTCTCCGCGAGTGTAGCCCTGCGGGCATTCCGGCGCTGCGTCAGCGTCATGCTCTCGGTGATCGGTGCATCTCCGTCCACGATGACCTCATGCACCCTCAGCGGCGGGAGGTCGTACCCCGGCAGGTCATAGCCGAGGTCTGCGGGGCTGTTCATAACCACAGCCCAACTACCCAGCCATTGCCAGAAAACATCCTCAGCGTGACCTTTGAGCCGCCATTTGGAGGTCTGCCCGCCGTCATGGACAAAGAACATGGACAGCATCTCAGAGTAGGACATGATGCCCAAAAATTCCGCGTGATTGCCAAGTTCCATAAAGTCATTGGGCGCGGGGGTGGCGGTGCAGGCCAGCCTGAACGGCGTATCCGAGAAAAAGTCGATGATCTGATTGCGCACCTTGCCCGTAAAGGATTTCAGGATGCTGGATTCATCCAGCACTACGGCAGAGAAATGTGCCCCGGCAAATTTGTCCAGTTTTTCATAGTTGGTAATGTTCACACCGGGCTGAATATCGTCGGCGGTTTCGCAGAGGGTGACGGGCACTCCGAATTTCAAACCCTCGCCCACGGTCTGCGGGGAAACCGTCAGCGGCGCTACGATGAGGGCATTCCCCCCCGTATGCTCACACACCCGATGCGCCCATTCAAGCTGCATCGCGGTCTTGCCAAGGCCGCAATCGGCAAAAATAGCGGCGCGGCCCTTTGCGAGCGCCCACCGCACGATGTCTTTTTGAAAGTCGTACAGCTTGTCGTTGAGATCGTTCACGGTCAGAACGATGCTGTCGGTATGTACTGCCCGCTCCGACTTGTGAACAACGAAATCAGAATAATTTTCCATCCTCTACCTCCGGGAACCATTTCTTTGTGACCGCGATGGGAAACTCCTCAATCTCCGAGGCCCAAACGCATAATTCTTTGCGCCCAGCGTGTAGCTGTGCCCACACATATGGGAAACCGCCGACGCCATCGAATAGGCTACCAAGGGTGGCATTATCCGGCAGGCGGTCAGCGATACCGCCGAGAACGTAGTACCACTGCGGCAGGGCGATGGAGTTGCCCAGCGCCTTATATCGGGGCGTGTCTGCGTCCTTATGGGTCTTGCCCTTGCTGTCCACCCATTCGCCGAGGTCTGTCCACCCATCGGGATAGCCTTGCAGGCGCTCACACTCGGTAGGGGTTAGCCGCCGCACAATCCAGCGGATGATTTTTTCAATCATCGATGGCCCCGTGTTAGTTCCGCCCTTCGCGGTGGCAGCTGTCAGAGTTACAGCCTTATCACCCGTTAGAGTACCATTATATAGGTCTGCACCTACGGGCTGGGCGATTACTCTACCGAGAGAATCTGCCCTACCGGGGCCCTTATAATCGCGGGCCAGTAACGCACCTGCTACGGTATCGCCCTGTAATGTGATGGCTGTATAGTCGGTGACGCGGCTGTTGTGGTCGCCGGTCATGGTAGGGGATGTGATGCCGTCGCCGTTGCCCCGCGCATCATAGATAAGCGGCTCGGCTACGGGATTGATGTGGTTGAGGCTTTGTCCACCGTTGCCTTTTGCTTGCAAGGTTGCGGACAGTTCCTCATTGACAGTCATATTGCGGCAGTCAAGCGCGAATGCAACGGCAGGGCGATCAATCGTGTTCAGAGTGTAACAGACATCCTCTTTGACACCGGTGCCATTTGCACCCGCCGTATCTGCGCGGTCAATCGGAACGTTGCATTTTGCCGCCTGAAAAGCAGCCTCAGCACTCCGATAAGTCAGCCCATCAAGAGTGACGGGGCAGGCGCAGTAGTTGCTCAAAAAGTGGTATTCGCCGGTAAAGGCGGTGATTTGTACCTTGCTCATCTTCTTTTACGTTTCCTTTCTCGGCTTGTCGCCTTGACCTCGACGCCCGAATCGTGAAGCATCGAGCGCATGAACAGGTCGCCTAAATCTTCGGTCTGGTATTCCATGTACTTGTCCACGACGGCATCAAAATGATTGACGACACGCTGTACGGTTCGCGGGGGAAAGACCACATTGGAGCATGGACAGCGCCCAAACGTACTGAGCGCGGGTGCTGATGTCGGCGCGTTCTTTCATAACAGCCTCGTGGACGCGCCGTTCCATGACCTTTTTGCCGTTCTGGTCGAGGTGAATAAGAGCGTTCATGCAATAATCAGTCCTTTTTGAAGAATTTATCGACCCACCCATCGGCATTGAGGGGTAGCGCCTGCGCCCACGGGATGGGTTTTGTCATAATTTTTGTGACGGTGTCCAGCATTGTATCCTCACCAGCCCATGCGGGAGTGTCGATGACGACTTCATCATGGATGTGGAATACAACGTGTAGGCCCTGTGCCTCAAGATTCTCAATGGCGATTGCCAGACAGTCACGAGCAATGGCCTGCACGATGTTCTCCACCAGCTTGCCGCCGTAGGTTTCCACCCGCTCCCATCGCTTGGTCGTCTGGTTCTGGCCCATATAGCTGACCGAGGGATTGCCCCAACGGTTTACGCCGATTTCAGGGGATGGGTAGTACAGCTTGCGCCCGGACGGCAGCAGGATAGTCATGTACCGGGTGCCGGTGATGACATCTAGTTCACAGGCCAGTGTGACAACGGCATCCGTGGTTTCAGATCGGATAGTCTGTGCGCCGCCATTGGTGATGACGGTGACGGCGGCAGAATCAACGATATTCCACAAATCGCGTATCATCGAGTTTGTTTCGCGCCATCTATCAACAATGCCCTTGACTTCATCATCGGAGAGGTCATCAAGGTTGTGTCCTGTGTCCATGCGGCGCATCGCACTGACCCCGCCCTGATAACCGAGGGCCAGTTCAGCAACTTTGCCGCGCTGCCGCAGAGCGTATTCGGGGTTGCCCTTTTTGATTTTTTCGATGGGCACATGGAACATCTGCGATGCCGACGCTTCATAGATTTTGCCGTGGGTGCGGAAAACTTCAAGCCGCCATTCCTGCCCCGCCAGCCACGAAATGACGCGGGCCTCAATGGCCGAGAAGTCGGCATCAATCAGAACATTGCCGGGGGTCGCTACAAAGGCTGTGCGGATAAGCTGCGACAGCGTATCATTGATACTGCCGTACATCAGCCGCAGACCGTCAATATTGCGATCTTTGACGAGCTGACGCGCCGGGGGCAGGGGGTGGGTATAGGTGCGGGGGAGATTCTGCACCTGCACCAGACGGCCCGCCCAGCGCCCGGTGCGGTTCGCCCCGTAGAATTGGAGCAGGCCACGGACGCGGCCATCATCTGCGATGCAGGTTTCCAGCGCATCATATTTTTTGGTGCTGGTCTTGCCGAGTTCCTGCCGGATTTCGAGCATCCGCTGCACATTGGCGGGCTGAGGCTGTTTCAGCATCGTGGCGACGGTTTCTTTGGTGACGCTGGTAATCTCGGCATCGCTGTCCGTAGCATCGGTCAGCCATCGAGCCAACTGTTTGATGGAGTTGGGGTTGTCCAGCCCGGAGAGATGGCGGGCCTCGGCCATCAACTGGCTTTTGACTGTAGCGCCGATGACGAGAGCGCCGCTCACCATTTCCATGTCAGCGGCCACGCCTCGCGCGTTCATCATCAAGTCGGTTTCCCATTGCTTTTGCACAAAGGCGGGCACGGGGAACGCCGACAAGCGGCGGTCAATCTCCATTTCGGTGACGACATCCTGCCCGTTGTACTCTTTGAACATCGCCCATTTGGCGGGGTCGTGCCGAGGAAGATTGCGAGTGCGGTTCCCGTTGGCATTGGAGGGCTTGCAGGGAACGCAGAAATAGCGGATAAGGGCCTTGCCCGTCGTCAACTTTTTCTTATCTTCGGGCAGACCCATCGCCCTGCCCGCCGCGTCCAGAGATGCCGGGTAGCCGCAGTAGAGCGCGTGGAGCATCGTATCGCGCCACTGATCGGGGGGCAGCCATCCCAGATACTTGCTGAGAGCGAACCATTCAAAGGCCGCGTTGTAGGCGTGTTTGATGTACAAGGGATTTTTGAGGGCATTTTTCAGCCAAAGGGGAATAACCTGCCCGCTTGCCACGTCGATGACCTCAACAGGCATCCCATCGAGACTGTATGCGAAAAGCAGAATCTCAAAAGACGGGTCGAGGATATATCGGTATGACCCTGCCGCGCCGATGCTGACGGTGCTGTAAGTCTCAAGGTCAATACTCAGATGGTGTAGCTGTTCACTCATATTCGCTTACCTCCCTTTTTCTAACATTCGGATGTGGCCGCAAGCGTATTCCATCTTTGCACTGGCGGCAAGACATCTATCCCCGTCAGAATCCGTATAGGAAAAGGGCCACACCATGAGATGACCGCGCGTTTCGCCGCAAATAGGACATCTCAAATCGTCGAGCTTTTCATAGAATGGCTCAACTTTTGCCCATTCGGGGTTATCAAGGATTCCATCCGGCATCAATTCCTCGTCATACAGCACTTCAAAGGTCTTTGGGTCAATCTGGTTTGCAAAATCTGGCTTTCCGCTTTCAGTGAAATACACCCACATTGCGCCTGCCTTGAGGGTAGGGGTATCTTTTAAGAGGGTCACTTTATAGATCATCTGGGCATTTCCTTTCCTTTATATAAGGGAATCCGCGTAGACCGCGCCCACAAGGGGCGCGGGGATAATTACGATTTACGGATACGGAAGCAGACGGGCGCGGACAGCCACGTGTAGGAGGCGTTGGCGGAGTACGCAACGCCGTTGTAGTTCACAAAGCAGAAGCTGGAGGAGTAGCCGGAGCGCTGAGAAGATGTCCAATAGGCAGTAGAATCGCCGTTGTGTTCATCCATTTTCATGCGATGCCGACGGTCTTTGTACCAATCCATCTGCTTATACAGATCCTCATCACCAAGAACACTGTCACCGCTGAACAGTTCAGACGCGGCAGGCAGGAACAGGCGTTCAAGACGACTAATTTTCTTGCCGTTGATAGTATGCTTGCGTTCGGTATCGACGATAGCCTTGCGCAGTTCATCGGGTAGCAGATGATCGATACGGTCAAGCCATTTTTCGACCTTACCATGGATCATGTCGTCACCGAGGCAATCCACAGAATCAAAGCGGATTGCATTATCGTCGATGTCGGTAACAACGCAATCAATATGACGACCATCCAGCAGATCAAAAGCCAGCGCATCACCAATGTGGGGATTTGCGGCGATTTCTTTCAGGGCAGTACCGATGTCAATATCAGTGCAGACAGTTTTACGCAAAGTTGCAAGGCTCATTTGTAAGTTCCTTTCCTTTATATGTGGGCTTGATTTTCCTCTTGATTTCTGCCCCGGAGCCGGAGTTGAACCGACATCGCGCGCTTGCTCTACCATTGAGCTATCCGAGTACATGAGAGGAGGGGCCGTAGCCCCTCCCGGTATAGAAAGAGGTGGATGGTTATTTAATTACCAGTACCCTGCCGAAAAGCGTGGTAGCTGGGTCCCATAGGGCGTCTATCACCCTACGGGGTAGTGCCTCGATTACATCGGATTCCCGGTCAGCGGATTCACAGCGCCGCCAGTGGGATACATCTGTGTAGCGCCGTTCCATGGTGCCGGGTTCGCGGCAGGCGCGGAGTAAGGCTGTTGGTACGCGGGCGCAGCCGGAGCGGCAGTCGGCATAGGGTTTGCCTGCGGCCAGCTCTGCTGCATAGGAGCAGCAGCGGGAGCCACGGCATTGCCGACACCGGCGAAATCAGATGCGGCAGATGCACCACCAGACAGCGGCTCACCGTCACGGGTTTTCATCACATTGCCCAGCCCGCAACCAACGCCGCGCTTGCCAGCAGTGTTAAAGGGATAGAATCGGACGGTCACACGGGCGTACATACCGCTGTAGATGTCCTGCGGGGCCAGTTCGATGTTGATGTTATCCTGACCGACGACCTGCGGCTTGTTTTTGGAGCTGGCCGTGATGACCCAGCAACCGTGACACTCATCGCCAAACGGGATGCCGCTGGGGCGGACACCGTCGCCATCGTGGATGATGGAATCCAGATTCGGCGGGATGATGCCGCCCCACAGCGTCCCCGCGCCGATCTGCGCTGCCGCCTGAATGGCGGCGCGGAAGTCGGCGATAGTGGCGGTGTCGGTCTTGGGAATCAGCAGGGTGGCGCTGTATTTGGCGTCGCCCACACCGCCCTGCGGCTGGCGGGGCTTGTCGAGGTTGGCATAGGACAGGCGAACTTCGCCGGTCAAACATCTCTGTGCATCGTTGTTATACATGACACATTTCCTTTCTTATTCGGTTTCAGTCGTATTTTCTTCGCCGCTATCATCGAAATAGGCATCGGTGATTTCGGCAAATTCGGAGTAGCGGTGCATGGCATCGAGGATGTCGGTCTGAGCGCGGCAGATAGTAGCGCTGACATCGGCAAGCATTGCCGCACGGCGGGCAGTGTACGGGCGCATCCGTTTCGGAGAAACCATACGCGGGACAGAGTTCAAAATGTCCACGAGTTCGGCAGATACCAAAACGACGCGGGCCGGGGCCGCGATGCTTTCAGGAATGTCCGGGTCATTATCGTCGAACATTGGTTAAACCCCTCCAAAATCAGCGGCAGCGCTGTTGTACGGTTCGCGCTTGTCAGATTCGTCAACTAACGTCGGCTTGCCCATCGGGCGGTCGATCTGGTCAGCCAACAGATCAGCAAACTTTTTCTTGCCGAGCCGCTTTTCCAGTTCGGACAGGGAAACAGGCTTGCGGTCATAGAGCATAGCCTCATCATACCCAGCCTTGATGAGCGTCTGGAACGCGGCATCGGTATCGTGGAACGCGCGAACGCTGCGGCCAGCAACGACTTTCCATCCGGGAATTTCACCACCGTCAAGGATGGTCTGCTGGGCATAGGCTTTGAGATCGTCATACCAGCTCACCAAAAACTGACCGCGTGTCAGCAGTTGACCGATTTCTTCATCGGTCAGCGCTTTTTGCAGACCCATCGCGCGGCGCGTGATGTTGTCTTTCGGTTCATCGGCGGGGACGCGGCCCATAGGCACACAGGCGGCGAAATCTTCCAGAGCCGTGCTGATATTGGCACGGGCGCGGCATTTTGCCTTGCCCCGGCAGAACTTGCAGTGCTCGCCGGGAACAAATACGCCGGGGCCGTTGAATGCCTCCACAGCGAGGGGATGGATTTCGGCGCCCCATGCCAACAGGTCATCCACGGTCATCTCATCCTCAGACGGATCGGCGCTGATTCGGGGCTGGATAATGGTCATGCGCACCTTTTTGATGGTGTCACCGTACAAGGGCCGGTACTTTGCAAGGGCACCGAGGGCGTAAAGCCGCATCTGCGGATTGCCCACGGCATCCACACGGACACCCTTGCCGTGTTTATAGTCAAAAATGTTCAGCGTGTTATCGCCGATCATCACGCAATCACAAGTACCGAAACCCTCCGGCACAACATCGGAAAAGTCTACCGGCTGCTCCGTCATAATCGCCGGAGGATTGGTGTAGCCCAGCGCCTTTTCCATAATCCAGTCGCAGTAGACCTTGGCACAGGTCAGCATTTCGGGCTGATAGAGCTTGTTCCGCTGCAGGGGACGCAGCTCCTCAGCCATCGCATCCACATCGCCACGGGTCTTGACGAACAACTCGCAAATGCTGTGCGCCAGCGTACCCTCCTCGGCATAGACGCTCGTACTGGCCGGGAATTGCGCCTCAAACGTGGGCGACGCGGTACAGACCAGATAGCGGTGCGCATTGGATGCGCCGCACTTGGCATGAATTTCAGGGCTTGCCATTTGCTTTCTCCTTTTCTTGCTGTTGATAAAAGGCGTGAAGAATACTTTTCGCCGCGAGAATCCCGTCCATATACCCCTCGGCGCGTTTTCCGCTGTGTGGGTTGTTCTGGGCCTTGCGAGTTAGCAACGCTTGCAGGGCATCATATTCCCACGCCGTCATCTTAGCACCCTTAAAACTTTGCGCCGAGGGCGGCGAGGTCAGCGGCCACATTGGGCAGATACTCTTTGGGAATCTGCGTGACGGCCTGAACGCCGTACTTTGCGAGGATGCCCTGCAGCTGCATAGCAAATGCGGGGTTGCTGTTCATCAGCGGCATGGCGGCGTTGATGATCTGCTCAAGGGTGATGTTGCTCTGCTGAGGCTGTGCCGGGGCGACAGGAGCGGGAGCAGGTGCAGCGGTAGGCTGAGGGATGAACTGCTGGGTCACAGGAGCGGCAGGCGGGGTCATCACGGGAGTAGCCGTTGCAACGGGCTGGGGCATCATAGGCGCGGCTACGGGGGCGGCAGGAGCAGGCTGCTGTGCCGGGGCAGCGACGGGGGTCTGCACGGGTGCGGGCTGAGGCATGGCCACAGGCGGCTGTTCAACGGGGGTCGGGGGAGTGACAGGCTCAGACGGGGCAGGAGCAGAAGCCGCAGGTGCGTCCGGGGCAGTTTTGGCAGCAGCTTTCTTGCTGCGGGAGTTTTTTGCCGGAGCGGCGGGGACGTCAGTGCCCTTGCTTTCGATGGCCTCGGCCAGATGGTTGATGGCGGCGCTCAGTTCGGGAGCGTCAACGGTTACTTTCAGTTCGATCATGGTGTGTTACCTCCAAAATTTATTTGACATGGGCATCGGTGCCCTTGTCGTAATTGAAAACGGGGAGAATGGTAGCGTCGATGATGGCGGCGACAATCAGGAGCGCCCACGACGCGCTGAACATCAATGGGTTGATGGGGAAATCAAAGCAGATACGGAGAAGCGGGTCAAACATGGCGTAGTACATAGCGACCTGAATCACGAAGAAAAGCGATATGCGCCCCGCGAGGTTCACAATCTTATACATGAGCAGACTCCCTCTTTGCTTTCCATGCGTTGTACCGGGCGAGGTTGTCAGGATTTTCGTAGAACGCCTTGCAGGCCGTAAAGAGCGTGTCGCCCAGAACTCGCTTTTCTTTATCTGGAATCCTATCGAAGTCGATTGTGATGCTTTCCATGCTGCACCTCTCATTCCAAAGAGTGATAAATAATCACCCTTTTGCAAAAAAAATATCTTCTCGTTCCTGCGCGGACAGAGACAGCTCGTCGGTCAGGGTGCGAATCTCGCTTGCCTTGAACTCGCTAATGCCGTTCAGCTTGTTATAAAGCCCCTGCTCCGATATGCCGAGCTTTTTTGCAAGATCACGCTTTGAAATTTGCGAACGGGTGATTACCATTTCAAGAAGTAAACCGTTGAACATTTTATCAAACCTCCTCTCTATTCGGGACGTGATTATTTATCACTACACGCATCATAACACTAGGGTGATTATTTGTCAACATCTTTTTTTAAAAAAGTAAAAAAAACTTGATTTTTAGTCACTTATGTAGTAAGATATTATATAAAGAAAACTTTATACATTACGCTATATGGAGGTTTTTATGGATTCCATAGGTGATAGAATTAGGTTGTGCAGGAAGCGTCTCGGCATTTCGCAGGCTGAACTTGCTGAAACAGTCGGATATGGAACGCGCTCAACCATTGCAAAGATTGAAGCGGGCAAAATTGACCCCTATCACAGTAAAATAGTTGCACTTGCCCATGCATTAAAAACCACGCCAGAGTATTTAATCGGGTGGACGACAGATGATTATAATTGGGATGATGACCCAGATAATCGGCTTGACACTATTCCTAATGCGATCCTTAATGAATTGACGGAAAAACATCATGGTAACAGTCGCCTCGTGTGGGAGGATTGGCAGGCGATGGAGCGCGACGCGGCACATGAGGCCACAAAAGGCAAAGCCGTCCCTAAAGGGTTCATCCCGTTACCCGATACAAAGGCCATTCCCGTGATTGGTAATATTGCCTGCGGCACTCCGATTCTGGCACAAGAAAACATAGAACGATATATAGGTGTATCTTCGCTATGGAAAGCCGACTTTGCTTTAGTATGCAAGGGTGATTCGATGTCCCCGACAATTCAAGACGGCGATTTGGTCTGCATCCGCTCTCAGCCTAACGTCGAAAACGGGCAGATAGCGGCGGTGCTGATTGACGATGAAGCAACGCTTAAACATTTTTACCGGCATGATGACACTGTGATTTTACAGCCAGAAAACCCTCGGTTTACGCCGATGACCTACACGAAAGAAGAAATAAACGATTTGCGCATCGAAGGTGTGGCTGTAGGTATCTGTCGGGGCTTGCCAGACTATGGCCCGGAGGGGATTTAACATGATGGCTTTTATTACATTGATTTTGACAATCGGTCTGTATATGCTTTTAGGATTTGCGGCACTCATCATCGCATTTGTCATTGCGTTGCTGTGCGCTCTCGGCTATCACGCGCAAAAGAATAAGGTCAAACAGACCCAGCCATCAAAGAGGGTCTGCCCAATGTGCAGCAGCCCTAAGGTGCGGTTTAAGCATGTAGTGAACGGTACGACGTCGACAGGCGGCGCAACGACCGTCTCGGGCATTAGTCTCGCATCTGGTGATACAAAGATTCATCGCCGTAACATCGCGTACTGCGAGAATTGCGGATACAGCTTTGACTTTACCACGCAGGATGACCTCAATGCCCAATATAATAAACTGAACACAAACGAGGGATGCGCCATTTTGGTGGCGGTCATTCTCGGCGTTATTCTTATAACAATTTGGTTTTACAGCCATTAAACGCAAATTTGAGGCCGTTTTCGTTAAATAAGGGGGTGATAGTTTGAGTTCAGTTGATAAAATCGCCGTCGTTTACGCGCGGTATTCGTCCCACGGTCAGACCGAGCAATCTATCGAGGGGCAGATTGCCGCAGCGCAGAAGTATGCAGAACAGCATGGCTACACAATCATCCATATCTATGCCGATCGGGCAATGACCGGGCGCAACGATGATCGAGAAGAATTTCAAAGGATGCTGTCCGATACCGCAACGCATCAATTCGGGGTTATCCTATTGTGGAAAATTGACCGATTTGGTCGTAACCGTGAAGAAATTGCATTTAACCGCTACCGCTGCAAAAAGAACGGGGTTAGGGTGGAGCGCGTCGCAGAGGATGTGCCGGATGGCCCAGAGGGCGTTATTCTGGATTCCGTGCTTGAGGGCATGGCAGAATACTACTCACTCCAACTGGCGCAGAACGTGCGCCGGGGTCAGCGTGAGAGTGCCAAGAAATCCCAAACAGTGGGCGGATGCAAAATCATCGGATACAATGTCAACCCAGATACCAAACGATACGAGGTTGACCCCAAAACTGCCCCGTTCGTGACCGAGGTTTTCAAGCGATATGCCAACGGCGAAACCATCTCGGAAATCGTCGCATGGCTCAACGCGCAGGGGGTTAGGACAACGCGCGGCGGAGAGTTCACCGTCAACAGCCTGCACCGCCTGCTGAAAAATGAGAAGTACACCGGCGTGTACATCTTCCACGACATCCGCAATGAGGGCGGTATGCCCGCGCTGATTGACCGTGCCACATTCGACAAAGCGCAGGAAATGCTCAAGGTCAACCGCCGTGCCCCGGCGCGGGTGTGGTCTAAAACCGAATACCTACTGACTGATAAGCTGTTCTGCGGCCACTGTGGCACAATGATGGTAGGGGAGAGCGGCCACGGGCGCAACGGCACAAAGCACAACTATTATACTTGCTGGAATCGCAAAAAGAAAAAGACGTGCGACAAAAAGCCGATACGGCAGGATGTCATTGAGCCGCTGGTGCTTAGGACCATCGGCAAGTTACTGGAAAATCCGGCTACACTGGAAAATATCGCCGATCAGGTATGGGCTGCTTATGAGCGCAGCGATACATCCGGCGATACTATCAAGGCACTGGATAAGCAGATAGCCGATGTGGATAGGGCACTCTCCAATGTGATGAAAGCCATCGAAATGGGCATCATCAATGAGATGACGAAAGCCCGTATGGATGAACTGACAGACCAAAAACAAGCCCTCAGCGCAGCCCGCGCAGAGGCGGGGCTGGCCGGGGGCTTTAAGCTCACACGGGATATGATTCTGTTCTTCTTGCAAGATATGGCGGCGCTGGACAGGTCGAACCGTGATAGCCAAAAGCGGCTGATAAAAACCTTTGTCAACGCCATCTACCTATACGATGACCACTTCAACATCGCATTTAATTATACCGACAACGGCAAGATGACCGTGCCGATGCAAGAAATCGACGATGCTGCGAGTGGTGATGTGTTCGGACGCTGTGCGCAAAGTCCTGCCAAAAGCCGCTTATCTCGTTTGAGGTAAGCGGCTTTTTGTTTTTTGCTGCGTCGTAGGGGGCCGCATATATACGGCCCGCGGGTTGGCGGGAGCGACCCGACCACGGCTGGCATCTGGAATGCTAAACAGGCGTTTACTTACGATGCGCCGAAAAAAAGATGTGGACTGATCCACATCCTCTAAAACAAAAACAAATCCGAAACAATGCTTCACAAAGAAGATTGAGTTCGGATTTGCACAATATGGTGGAGCTGACGGGAGTCGAACCCGTGTCCGAAAAGAAATCAGTTAGAGTATCTCCGGGCGCAGTGTGTTTATTAAATTTCCCTTGGTGCGGGCGAGCACACACGCACTACACCTTGGTAGCTTCATAAGTTCATGCCGGGCCGCAAAGCTTAAGCCCGTTCACGTTCAGTACCTAATCGACGCCCTGACCCCATGCGGTACTAACACGGGCAGGACGGCAGCGCCTAATTAGGCAGCTACGGCAACAGGATAATTGTTGTCAGTTAATTTAAGTTGGCGCTTTTATCGTGGGTCACCGCCACGGCCCGCTGCTCACGCCTCTCTCTCCCCGTCGAAACCATTACAGCCCCGTATATTCGGCAGGCAAGCCCACCGGGAAAGTGAAGTAGAAACAACTTATCGCTGCGTTTTGAGTGCGCGGTCAATGTCGCGCCTGGCGTCGCGCGCCGCAGCAGACGCACGCTTGTCATACAGCTTTTTGCCCTTGCACAGGCCCAGCTCCAGCTTGACGCGCCCCTTTTTAAAGTAAAGTGAGAGCGGCACCAGCGTGTAGCCCTGCAGCTTGATCTGCTGCCCCAGACGGCGGATCTCCGCCTTGTGTGCCAGCAAACGCCGCGGACGGCGCGGATCCTTGTTGAAGATGTTGCCCTGCTCATAGGGGCTGATGTGGATGCCCTTGGCGATCAGTTCGCCGTCATCGATGTCTGCCCAGGAATCCTTCAGGTTGACCCCTCCGGCGCGCAGGCTTTTGACCTCGGTGCCTACCAGCTCGATGCCTGTTTCCAGTGCCTCGATGACAAAGTATTCGTGGCGCACCTCACGGTTGACGGCAATCATTTTTTTCCCACTCTTGTCCTCTGCCATGGGGCACACCTCCTTTGCTATTGTGGTAGGATATTAAGTATAGCGCACCTGCGCGGGAAAGTCAAGCATCCGCCGTCGGATTTATGCAGCACTTTGCGCGGAAAAATGCAAAAATTATAATTTTTGCAAAACTCTGTTGACATTCTCATTCAAATCCGCTATAATAATAAAGCTGATTCGAGACGGCCCGGTTGACCGGGTGTAGCGCAGTTTGGTAGCGCGCTTGAATGGGGTTCAAGAGGCCGTGAGTTCGACTCTCGCCACTCGGACCAAAGATGGCTGTCAAGGTCAGCAGGAGCGTCAAATCCGAAAGGATTTGGCGCTTTTTTGTTTTTACGGCTTCAAACGCGGCAGCGCTTGTTCCAAGCCGTTGGCAATGGAACGCTTGCGGCGTATGTCAAGATGGCCGTAGATGTTTGCGGTCATCTTGATGTCCGAGTGTCCCAGCCACTCCTGCACGTCCTTCAGGCTGTAGCCCTCCGACAGCAGCATGCTGGCGCAGGTGTG